AACGGCGGCAAGGCCGCACCCGAAACCAATGAGGAAGTTTAATTATGTCATTCTGGAATCTTAACGACGGATCTTCAGTAGAGAAAACAGGCGCGTTCGAGATGGGCGGCGGTGATATTGAGCCGATCCCAGGTAACACAGGTTGCATAGGGGCCATCGAAGAGGCGAAATGGGATGAGTATCAGGGCGATCGATTCATTAGCCTTAAATGGCGCGTGATGAAGCCTGACGATTATGCCAAGCGCGTGATCTTCCAAAAGGTGCGCGTGTTCAGCCCTGCACCCGAAAAGGCAGACAAGGCCAAGCGCATGCTTGCGGCAGTGGATGCGAACGCAGGCGGAAAGCTCACCAAGGTTCAGGGCGAGCCCTCAGATATGGACTTGATGAGCGCCCTTGTGGGCAAGGTTATGGCAATCAAGGTTCAGGTATGGGAGTTGGACAAGGACGACAACGGGCAAGTGATCCCGAAAGACGAGCGCAAGCGCGGCAACTGGGTCAGTGCTGTGTCTCCTGCTAAGGGTGCAGCGGCCAAAGCAGCTAAAGAAGCGCCGAAGGCTAAAGAACCTGCGCCGGAAGAAGTTGACAACTTCGACGATGACGTGCCTTTTTAGGACACTATAGGGGCGCTTGCGCCCCGCAACCTACCCAATGAGGTGAAGCATGGAACAACAAAGCAAAGAATGGTTCAAGGCCCGGAAGCATAAGCTAACAGGCTCAAACATTGGCGCGGCTCTAGGCGTCAACCCATGGAAAACGCCGGACGATCTAATACGCCAGATGGTACGTGATTACCACGGTGCTGAATCTGAGTTCACCGGCAACATTGCAACAGAGCACGGAAGTCTACACGAGCCGCTTGCAAGCATGGATTACATGGGCAAGACCGGCAACATGGTTCAGGAGTGCGGGTTTTACGTTCACCCCGAACACGACTGGCTAGGCGCTAGCCCGGACGGGCTTATTGATGAAGATGGACTGATCGAGATCAAGTGCCCGTTCGGGCAGAGAAACGCAAAGCCTCCTGTTTTTAAGTCGTGCGCAGATCAGCCGCACTACTTCGCCCAGGTACAAACAGAAATGGCCTGCACAGGGCGCAAGTGGACAGACTTCTACCAATGGACACAGAACGGCGATGATGTTGAGCGGGTGGAGTTTGATCCCCAGTGGTGGACTGACAGCTTGTCCGTGCTGCTAGAGTTCTACCACCGCTATATAAACGAACTGGAAAACCCTGTACATCTTGAAGATAAGCACAAAGAAATAAACACGATTACAGCGCAAAAGCTTCTCGATGAATACGATGAGTTGAGCGCAAAGATTGACGATTCAACGGCGCGGAAAAAAGAAGTGTTATCCGAGATCGTGAAGATCAGCAAGGAAAGAAATTCTTTAGTGTGCGGTAGAAAGCTCACGCTGGTTGAGCGGAAAGGGTCTGTTGCTTACGCGAAGGTGGTCAAAGAGCACTTGAAAGACTTGGATTTAAAGCCGTACACAGGGAAGCCTAGCGAGTATTGGAAGCTTTCCTGATAAACTAAACCCCGCGCGGCTAGTCCGGCCAGATGAAAAGCAGCTAGTCACTGCCTGCCGCGCCTCCTTTCGACTCCCTTGGACTGAGGTGCCAAAGTGAAATTACGCCCATACCAACAAGCCGCCGTAGACGCCGCAATACAGTGGATGAAGAAGTGCATCATGCCCGGGCTTCTAGATCTAGCAACTGGCGCGGGCAAGTCATATATCTGCGCAGCCATAGCAGACTGGGTACACCAGACAAACGGGAAGCGTGTTCTGTGCCTGCAACCAACGAAAGAACTAACCCAGCAAAATCATGAGAAATATCTTTTGACCGGGAACAACGCCAGCATATTCAGCGCGGCTGCCGGTTCAAAGTGCATGCGCTACCCGGTTGTTTACGCCACACCTGGCACAGTAAAGAATAGCCTTTCCCGGTTCGGTGATCAGTTTGGCGCGGTGATCTTAGACGAAGCACATACAAACACGCCGACCATCCGAATGATTATCGACAGAATGCGCGAAGCCAACCCCAAGCTTCGCGTAATCGGGATGACTGGAACTCCTTACCGTTTAGGCTCCGGGTATATCTATCAATACAACCCTGACGGGTCATTCGTGCCAGAGGATGAGGCCCGAGAGCCTTATTTCAACAAGCTGCTTTATCGAATACAAACCCGCGTATTACTGGATCAGGGATTTTTGACGCCAGCCCATGCAGACCCGGACATTGCCGCGAGCTATGACGCGTCGGGGATGCAGCTAAACAGTCGAGGCCAGTTTGACGCCAGAGAAATAGAACAGGTCTTTGAGGGGCGAGGGCGGTTGACCGCTGAAATAATAGCGGACGTTGTACGCCACTCAACAGGCAGGAGCGGCGTTATGATCTTTGCTGCTACGGTTGCCCACGCTAAAGAGTGTATGGAGTCGTTGCCTCCTGAGAACAGCCGCATGCTTGGCGGTGACGTGAACATGGGCAAGGCAGACCGGGAGCGCCTGGTTAGTGATTTCAAGGCCGATCTGTTCAAGTACGTTGTAAGCGTCGGGACCTTGACGACCGGGTTTGATGCTACCCACGTGTCAGTTATCGCCGTGCTTCGTGCCACTGAGTCGCCAGGCATGCTGCAACAGATAATAGGCCGGGGACTTAGGCTAGACGACCGCAAAGAGGATTGCTTGGTTCTGGACTATGCCGACAACATAGACCGGCATGGCCTGCACACAGATTTGTTTTCGCCAGATATAAAGGTGAAAGGAAAAGACGGAGAGGGAGCAACCTTAGAGGCTGAGTGCCCGGAATGTTATTACCAGAATGACTTTTCAGCCCGCCCAAACTTTGACGGATTCAGAATTGACGACAACGGGTATTTTCTCGACCTCACCGGAAAGAGAATAGAGACAGACCACGGCCCTATGCCTGCCCATTTCGGTAGACGCTGCACGGGGCAGGTTAAGTCACTAACAGAGCGAGGGGTGTACGAGCGCTGTGATTACCGGTGGACGTGCAAGGAATGCCCTGAGTGTGACGAGCCGAACGATATAGCGGCAAGGTTCTGCTCATCGTGCAAATGTGAAATTGTAGACCCTAATGAAAAGTTGAGGCGCGACTTTCACAAGATCAAGAAAGACCCGTTTTCTGTAAGCACGGACGCTGTTCTTGATTGGGACGCGCAAAAGAGCGTAAGCGCTGCCGGGAATGAAACCCTGCTGTGTCACTATAAAACCGAATACCGAAACTTTAAGGTCTGGTATATGCCGGACAGCAGAGCAAAAACAGCGGTCGAAGGCTGGGAGAGCTTAAACAAAGCAGTTTATAAGGGGCATATAGCGCCTGACATAGACACGTTTTTACAGCATATAAACAAGGGCTCGCCACCAAGAACAGTCACTTATTATCGAGACAAGAAAAGCGACTTCACTAGAGTGGTTGCACACAACCTACCACCGGACAGGGTGCCAGAATGAAAATCCCAGATTGGTTAAAATGTTATGGAGATATGGATTTTCGCGGCACATGCCCCCCAGAAAGCGCGGAACAAATAACCTTCTTTGCAGAGCTACGCCGCCTCTACCCATACACCTATGGGAAGCTTGCTCTACACCCAAAGAACGAAGAGAAACGAAAGGGAAAGCAGTTTAACCGGCTGGCTATGGATAAGGCGCTCGGGATGACGCCAGGCGCTAGTGACATAATCATACCGCTAGGGTTTGCGTGTGAGATGAAAAGGCAGGATCACACAAAGAGCAAATGGCAACCTGGCCAAGTGGATTACCTGGAAGCCGTACACGATGCGGGCGGGTTTGCGTGTGTGGCTTTGGGTTGGGAAGGCGCATGGGAGGCGCTAGAGGCATGGTTAGCGCACAGAAACAGATAGAAGAAGTGCTCTCAGGCAGTGCGCCTCATAGCGGCCTTAGCACTGCACTGAAATCCGCCATACGCCTACCCATATACACCCGTGCCTGCGCAGTGCTAGCAGATCCCACCAGGGCAGAGAGGCGAGCCAAGCTAAACGCTGAGCCCGAAAGCATCCGAGCGCTTGTAGAAGCCGAAGCACTAAGATTGCATAAGCTACGATCCAATAACGCCTGATATAACCAGACGCTATAAAACGCAGCGGCTAGGTCCAAATCGGTATTTAC